GTTCCATTGGTGGCATACTCATAAAATGCTAGAGTTGAATGCTACAAATACTTCGGCTCATGACTTCTGGAACAAGTGGTGGCATAACGAAACAAATACTCATGCATGGCTACCCATCGTGTGTCATATTGAAAGGTGTGAGGCAATGAGACGAGAATTTGAACAGACGCCTGGACAACTGACTCCGGAGTTCGAACGGTATGAACATTTAGCAATAGATAATTTTGGACTTATAGAAAGAAATGGTATATTTGTAGATAGAGCTGAGTTTACATCTCGCTTTCATGAAATACCTAATCTGATAAATAAAGTGTATACTGAATATAATTTGTATACATCGACTGGCCGTCCTTCGAACAAATTTGGTGGGGTGAATTATGCTGCACTGAATAAAGAGGATGGAAGTAGAAAGTCTTTCATATCTGGCAATGACCGGGGTATGTTAGTCGAGATGGACTATGATTCATTCCATCCTAGGCTAGTAGCAGATATTATCGGATATGAATTCCCAGACACTGAATCAGTTCATACATATTTAGGCCGATTTTATTTCGGTAAGGATGATCTTTCGGCCGAAGAATATAATCAGTCTAAGTCAATAACGTTCCGGTTATTGTATGGTGGCATCGATAAAGATTTTGAAGTAATACCGTTCTTTGCAAAGACAAAGACATATATTAATGATACCTGGAAAACATTTAACACGAAAGGTTATGTATGTACTCCGTTAATGAGCCGTCCAATGATCAAGGAACATTTAGTAGATATGAATCCTAATAAGCTATTTAACTATATTTTACAAGCCTCTGAGACAGAGTATAATCTTTATATGTTAGATGAGCTTAACGAGATGTTGACGGGCGCCCATACGAAAATAGTTCTTTATACTTATGATGCTATATTGTTAGATTATGATTTAAGAGAAGGAAAGGATATGTTAATCAAGATTAGAAATTTGATGTCTAGAAACGGTAAGTTCCCAGTAAAAATATCGGCTGGCCAGAACTACCATAGTATGATGGACATGACTTCCAAGATACAGTAATATTTATTAAAAAGTACAGTTAGATGTCTACTGATAAGATAATAGTTGAATGGTTCTATAGACTTCCAAAAGGTTATGCCATGGAACCATATACAGAAGCAGAGTTGGCCGTATTACAAGAGGTATTGACAGAATTCAATATCACAGTGGATCGGGAACCTACTGATACTACGGTAGAAGAAATTGCTAAAGATGATAGTACAGTAATTGCTGAAAGTTTGATTTATGAGCAACTAATTGAAGAAGATGAACCGCCTTCTAATACGTTATTGACAGAAGGTTATACAAAGGATGATCTGATCAATGTAATACGAGATACTACCTTACCTGACAAGCTAATATCATATATTTCGAGACTTATTGACAGCGCGACTGCTCAGACCAGTGTTATTAAAAGCCTGGAAGGTCGTCGGTTCGATTCAAAGACATCGCGTATGTTATTTGATAAGGCTGTTGAGTTTGATAGTTACCAAGAACTACAAAGCCTTGTAACGAGTGATGCTACAGGCATACCATATGAAGATCTAGGCGTAGAAGGAAATCTACAAACGTTTATTGATAAGGTAGGTTTTAGTAATGAATATGCAGATTGGCTATATAATTACCGTCCTGCAGTAGGAGGAGTTAATGTAGGCGCTGGAGAAAATATGCTGCGTGTTATATTACGTGGCGGCCACGTACCATCTAAAGGAGATGTAGGAGCTGGCAATATTGAAATTGAACTTAAATCAACTCAGACGAAACGTTCTGGATTTAGAATGAGAGGACAGTCTGGCTACGGGATAGGTTATGATGTAGCTCAGAAGATATTTCAACATATTGAAACAGCATATGGAAGTAATTTACCAGCTGGATTCATAGATTATAAATCCGGTAGTAATCTTATGCAGTTGTACTACAAGTCAGGCAAGGAATCATTATCAGATGAATACTTTAAAGATTTGGTAGGTAGTAAAAAGCTGACAGCTGATAACGTTCGTACATTATATGCAGATGCATTTAACGGCATGTATAAAGGATATTCTGGAGATTTGAAAGCCGAAGTATTTAATGATAGTATTCGTAATGATGGGACTATCGACGCTTCCAAGTTACTGCCTAGGCTAGCCGCTATCGAATTTCGTTATTATGCGGATGCTGAACCATGGGATTCATTTATGGTATTGAATCACCAAAAAGATTACTTGATAATTAATAAAGATAGTTCATTCAATGAATTAGTGGACATCTTTGAGTCAAAATTTAACATTGATGCTGGAAATACAAAACCGAAGGCAACGGCACAAGATTCAGTTGTAGGAGTACAATTGAAAGCTATGTAAAAAATATTCGTGGAGATGAATAGTGAGAACCCAATTGTTATGCACATTTGCGCACAGTAGTGATTTAGAGTTAATAATTGATTACATTAGTAATGCATATATCGTATCAGAGGATAGGTTATTTGTATTTGCTAATAGGGATGTCCCAGCTGAACTATATGTAACATATAATGTAGAGCCGTCAGCAACAAAAAGGACTCAGAATACTATTTCAATCCACCGTAAAAAAGATACTAACACGTTATATACTGTCAATGCTTTGAATACTATAATTAGAAGAGCAAATAATGGCATATTAGATAAAACGTTTATAATTAACTGGGAAGTATACAAGAATTCATTACTATTAACTAATGGAGAAGATTTGAGGCACATTTATTTGAAATTAGTGAATAGGATCGATTTGTGACGCATATTTATATTAAGACAATTGTCAATTAACAATTAAAAACTTTTTCGTAACTTTTTCGATGGTTCATTAGGATTATTGTAAGAAAGTTATTACATTAACAATTAAGAATAACCCATTAAAAATTAGAAAGTACAATGGCAATAGATTTAAACGCAATTAAGCAGAAGCTTAATGAACTAAACACAACCAATTCCCGTAGAAATAATCTATGGAAACCATCAGCTGGAGAACAGATAATTCGAATCGTTCCTTACCAGTATGATACATCAAACCCTTTCAGAGAACTTTATTTCCATTACGATCTAGGAAAGAAAAATTATCTTTCTCCGATAACGTATGGCAAGGATGACCCTGTAGTTGAATTCTGTGAGAAGCTTAAATCATCCGGAAACTCAGATGAATGGAAGCTAGGCAGAAAGATGGAACCGAAGATGAGAACATATGTTCCAATCTTGGTACGTGGAGAAGAATCAGAAGGAGTCAAGTTCTGGGGATTTGGTAAGACTGTATATCAGGAATTGCTAGGATTTATAGCAGATCCAGATTATGGTGATATCACAGATCCGAAATCCGGACGTGATATAGTCGTAGAATTTACACCTTCTTCCGGTCCTGGGTCATACCCAAGTACCAAGATTCGTGTTAAGCCGAAAGTTACCCCGATGACAGATGATAGAAATGTCCTTGAAGCGGTAGCTAAAAATCAGCAAGACCTCTCAGAGATTTTCAAAGAGCCTACTTATGATGAACTCAAAGAAGCTCTCGAAAACTGGCTGGATCCGGAAGCTGATGATTCTGCGACAGATAATACAAAGTCTGAAGAAACTGCCGCAAAAGAAGAACCAGCTGACAGTGTTAGTAAGGTATCGGATGTAGGTAAGGCATTTGACGACTTATTCAACGATTAATCAAGATAGTATATGTCAAGATCAAAAAAAGAACAAGAGGACGAACTGGCCTCTGAGTTAGCTAAATCGCTTAATACAAAGTTTAAAGGAACTGGGTATCAGACAGCATATTTTTTAGCACAGGATAACACTTCACCATCAGAAGTAAAAGGATGGGTAGGTTCAGGTTCTTCAATGCTTGATCTTGCAGTATCAAACCGTCCCGATGGAGGGTTTCCGGTAGGACGTATTACTGAGATAACTGGACTTGAAGCTTCTGGAAAGTCTTTGTTAGCGGCCCATGCCCTAGCAAATACACAGAAAGAAGGAGGACTGGCAGTGTATATTGATACAGAGAATGCAGTTAGTAGAGAATTTCTAGAAGCAATCGGGCTTGATCTTTCAAAGATGTTATATGTCCCGCTAGAAACAGTTGAAGATATATTCGAAGCCATTGAGAGTATTACTGAATCAGTTCGAAAATCAAATAAAGATAGACTAGTAACAATTGTTGTTGATTCTGTTATGGGCGCCTCTACAAAAATTGAGATGGCTAAAGAATTTGACAAGGACGGTTATGCAACGAGTAAAGCAATCATCCTTTCAAAAGGTATGCGTAAGCTTACCAATATGATAGGACGTGAGAAGATATGTCTAATCTTTACGAACCAGTTACGTACAAGACTAGGTGTTAGTTTTGGAGATCCATATACGACAAGTGGAGGAAAGGCTATCCCATTCCATGCTTCAGTCCGTCTTCGACTCAAGTCGGTAGGACAGATTAAAGTTAAAAAAGACGGGGTAGATCAGGTTATAGGAATCAAGACTAGATGTCAAGTAATTAAGAATAGGATGGGCCCTCCATTAAAGAGCGTCGACTATGATATTTACTTTGAGTCTGGAATTGATAATTATGGCGGATGGCTTAATGTATTGAAGCAATTCAAGCTAGTTTTATCTACCGGAGCATGGTACACGTTTACGAGAAGTGATGGTACGAAGGTTAAGTTCCTTTCAAAGGACTTCCAGAAAAAGCTGGAAGATGACCCGACACTAAAACAAGAGATATATGATGTAATATGCAAAGCCTGGATTTTAAAATATAAGCCAGGTGAAGAAATCGGAATTGATGATATTGAGATTGATGAAGAGTTTGCAGGCGAAGAAAGCTAATCAATGAACGATCGGTTACGAGAAATATTCAATCAGGTAGAGCAGGAGCGCGACCATGGAATTACTTCTGATAAAAATAGCCATGTACTAATTGTAGATGGACTAAATTTATTCATTCGAGTATTTTCGGCCGTGCCTGCTCTTAATGATGACGGAGACCACGTAGGAGGTGTAGTTGGATTCTTGAAATCATTGGCTGCTTTAATTAGACAAGTTAAGCCCACTCGGTGTATTGTCGTGTTTGACGGCAAAGGCGGCTCCCGGCGTAGAAAGGATATTTATCCAGACTACAAAGCAAATAGAGCTAACAAGACAGCATTCAATCGATATCAAGAATTCGCTTCACTGACCGATGAAAAGGAAAGTATGAAACGTCAATATGGGCGTATGATACAATACCTTAACGACCTGCCATTAACGTTATTGGCAATAGATAATGTAGAGGCAGATGATATTGTTGCTTATATTGCAACTGATATTTATAATCAACCTGACCAGAGAATTACGATTAGTAGTACTGATAGAGACTTTTTACAGTTAGTAGACGATCGTATCAATGTATGGTCGCCAGTAAAAAAGGTTCTGTATACTCCGGCGGTTATGAAAGAGGAATTTGGTTTTCCTTCTAATAACTACTTACTGTATAGAACGATAGCCGGCGACCCTTCTGATAACATTCCAGGTCTTAAAGGTGTAGGAATTAAGACTCTGATAAAAAGGTTCCCAGAGATAGCAGGTCCTAATGAATTGGACGTAGATACATTAATAGAACTGGCAGAACAGGCAGAGCAAAAGTATAAAGTACATTCAATCATTTCAGAGAATAGAGAGTTGCTAGAACTGAACTATGAGTTAATGCAGTTGAAGTCGGTTAATATTGACGGTCGATCTAAATCAATTGCTAGAGATATAGTACTTAGAGATATTCAATCTCTTAATGCATATGAATTCAAGAAACGGTTCATGGCAGATAAGCTTTATACGGCTATCAAAGATTTGGATAGTTGGATGCGTGATTCATTTAGTACATTAAATTCTTACGCATCTATTTGATATTAACAAAAAAATCATTATATTGATGTATGACAGATCGATTAAGCGCATTTGGCTATAGCTTTCAGGTCAAGGTAATTACATCGTTATTAACAAGTAAGACATTTCTACAACGTATATCGGATATTCTAGAACCAAAATATTTTGAGTCAGAAGCGAACCAGTGGATAGTTAATACGATATTAGAGTACCAGAAAGAATATAGAGATAGCCCCTCACTAGACGTACTGAAAGTCCAATTAGACAATGAAGATAATGACGTACTAAAAGAATCAGTTGTATCACATCTACGCGATGCATGGAAGTATACAGATTCTAACGACCTAGAATATATCAAAGATAAGGCGTTAGACTTTTGCAAGAATCAAGAAATTAAGAAGGCAATCCTTAAGTCGGTTGAGATGCTTAAGGATGGCAACTATGACGGTATTAAAGTTGCAGTTGATGATGCAATGAAAGCTGGAGCTGATGAAGAGATCGGACACGACTATTTATCGTCTATGGAAGAGCGTTATAGCGAGTCGGTAAGATACCCGTTAGAAACTCCTTGGGAAGTTATCAATGATTTGACTTCAGGCGGCCTAGGCAAAGGGGAACTAGGCGTAATGGTTGCCCCGGCTGGTATAGGTAAGTGTGTCGGACCTAATACCTTAATTGATATTGAATATGAACAGATTGGTATAGAAGTCTCTAGTAAGCTCGATCCAAATAAAAAGGTCGTGTTATGGATTGACCCATGGGAACAGTTTGAAGTTGATGAAGGAATTGTGTTATATGCATACCAAGTTGAAAGACTAATATCATTAGCATCAGATAGTGGCAAATCTACATAAAAAATACGATTGTTATATATTTATAGCAAATAGGATTCATAATGTTAATATGTAAAATTTGTGGGCACAAAGGAAAACAGTTACATCAACATCTTAAGAAATGTCATGACATGATTAGTAGTGAGTATAGAAACCTATACGGGCAAGATCTTAAAATGCAAACTGTTTCTGAGAAATCAAAAAGAAAACGAGCTGAGACAGTAAAACGTACGGGCGGAACGATTTGGTCTGTTAAATACTGGATAGCGAGGGGTATGACAGAAAGTGAGGCGAAAAATAAAGTATCTGAGATACAAAAAAATAATAATAGTAGACGGGAGTATTTACCAGAGCATATTATAATCAATAAACAATATTGGATGCAAAAACATGGTTATACAGAAGACCAGGCGATAGAGAAAGTTAGGTCTATTCAAGCCGATCGGAGTTCTCGGTCATCAAAATTTTCTGGCAAACAACATACTGCAGAGTCTCGTACACAAATCGGTATTTCAATGAGTAAACATATACAAGAAGTGGGAGTTGATAACTGGATTAAACACTTCGGTGAATTATCTAACGGATTGAGTAAATCGGAGATAGAGTGTTATAATTTAATTCGAGAACAGATTGAGCCTAAACTACAATCTCAAATTGAAATACTAGACTATGTAGCTGATATGGGTATCGGATTTAAAATTATCGAATTCCATGGCGATTATTGGCATGCTAACCCAATGCTATTCGAGGCTGATCAAGAAATCAACTATCCAGGAAATAATACGAAGCTTGCTAAAGATAAATGGGCCGAAGATGCAAAGCGGTATGCAACATTTATTAGTTTAGGTTTTGAAATTTTAGTTATATGGGAACATGACTGGAATAATGATCGAGAGCGTATTATTGAACAAGTTAAAGATTTTCTATCATGAGACGTACAGTTAAGAAGAGTTTAACAGTGAAGGACCTGTTTGATAAGGTAGGTGTATTAGATGAAGAGCATGCAGCTATTGAGCCAGAATATAACTTACGAGTTAGCACTCCATATGGACCTAAACAGATACGTAAGTTATTTCGTACAGAGAAACAAGATGCTGTTACATGTTATTTTGGTAATAATAAAACTCTTACATGCTCGAATCGACATAAGCTCATGGCATCTGGAGAATGGAAATTTGTATCTGATATAACACAAGATGATATCATTGATACTGAAACAGGCGTAACATACCTTAAGAAGGTAAACAAAAAAAATAATCAGGCTATTCTTTATGATTTTTCAGTCGAGGATGTCCATTGTTACTATACAAATGGTATATTATCTCATAATTCTTGGGCCTTGATGAATGTAGGCGCCCATGCAGTAAAAGAAGGATATACAGTATTACATTATACATTAGAGCTGAACGAATCGTATGTTGGACTCAGGTATGATAGTGTAATTACAGGAATTGCTAATCAAAACTTAAGACATTACAAAGAAGATATTAAAGCTGAACTTGAAAAGTTGGAAGGCGAATTAATCATTAAACATTTCCCGACTAAGTCGGTGTCTGTAATGGGAGTTCGAGCGCATGTTGAAAAATGTATCATGCAAGGTAAGAAGCCGGATATGATCATTGTCGATTATGCTGATCTTCTACGAGGTACAGGAACAGAGAAACGACATGAACTTGAAGGTATATATGAAGAGCTTAGGGGTATGGCCGGTGAATATGAGATCCCAGTATGGACGGCGAGTCAGGCAAATCGTAGCAGTCTCGAAGAAGATGTTATTGATGCTAGCAAGGTTTCTGAATCATACGGAAAGGTAATGGTAGCAGACTTCATATTATCACTATCTAGAAAGATTAAAGATAAAATGGCAGGTACTGGCCGCTGGCATGTTATTAAGAACCGATTCGGCCCAGATGGAATTACATTGCCTAGTAAGATGAATACTTCCAATGGTCAGTTTGATATCTATACTGATACTAGTATTGATGGTAAAGCGGCTAAGCATGATATGCAGGACGGAAACGAAATGGTCAGGCAGTTGTTATCAAATTCTTATAGGGATTTAATGAATACAGGCGGTTCTGAATTTGAATGAGAAAAGTTAAGAAAAAGTTACTAAGATCGAACAGTGACATTCCCCGAAGGCATATTTATAATCAGAAACGTTAGTTTTAATGGCTACGCCTAGTCATTAACAAATCATATAACATAGGATATTTAATGGACATTTCAACAGAGATATTGTCATCTATCACCGTACACATGAAATATGCAAAGTACATAGATGACTTGCAAAGAAGAGAGACTTGGGAAGAGTTAGTTACACGGAATAAGCAAATGCATCAAAAAAGGTATCCAGACCTAAAAGATGAAATTGATGAAGTATATAAAATGGTGTATGATAAAAAAGTACTACCTTCAATGCGTTCTTTACAATTCGGTGGCAAGCCGATAGAAATTTCACCTAATCGTGTTTATAATTGTGCGTATGTTCCTATAGATGACTGGAGGTCTTTCTCTGAAATCATGTTCTTACTATTAGGAGGTACAGGAGTAGGATACAGTGTTCAACGTCATCACGTAGACCGATTGCCAGAAATATATAAACCGAATCCGGAGAAGAGACGAAGATTTTTGATAGCCGATTCTATAGAAGGCTGGGCAGATGCAGTAAAGGCGCTCATCAAGAATTATTATCGAGGCGGTTCTAGACTGAAATTTGATTTTTCTGATATTAGACCGAAAGGAGCAAGGCTAGTTACTTCCGGAGGAAAGGCACCAGGCCCACAGCCTTTAAAGGAATGTTTGATTAAGATTGAAGGTATCCTTTCAATGAAAGAAGATGGTGACAAGCTTACTACGTTAGAAGTTCATGATATTGTATGTCATATTGCAGATGCAGTATTAGCTGGAGGAATCCGTAGAGCTGCATTGATATCTTTATTCTCAGCTGACGATGATGATATGATTGCATGTAAATCTGGTAACTGGTGGGAATTAAATCCACAACGAGGTAGGTCAAATAACTCGGCAGTGTTAATGAGGCATCGCGTTACTAAAAAGTTCTTCATGGACCTATGGAAACGCATAGAATTGTCCGGAGCGGGAGAACCAGGGATATACCTGTCAAATGATAAGGATTGGGGTACGAACCCGTGCGCAGAAATTGCATTACGTCCATATCAATTCTGTAATTTAACGGAAGTAAATGTTTCAAATATAGAGTCTCAGGAAGATTATAATGCTCGAGTAAAGGCGGCAGCATTTATTGGTACGTTACAGGCGGGGTATACAGATTTTCATTATCTTAGACCTGTATGGAAGCGTACTACAGAAAAGGATGCTCTTATCGGAGTATCAATGACAGGAATTGCATCGGCAGCAGTATTAGAGTATGATATGAAAGAAGCTGCTAAAATTGTTAAGAAAGAAAATGCGCGTGTAGCCGAGTTAATTGGAATTAATAAGGCAGCTCGAACAACAACGGTTAAGCCGGCAGGAACGACATCATTAACTCTGGGAACGTCATCTGGAATACATGCTTGGCATAATGACTATTACATCAGACGTATACGGGTAGGTAAGAATGAATCTATCTATAAATATTTGGTAGAGAATCACCCAGAACTTATTGAAGATGAATATTTCAGGCCGCATGATACTGCAGTAATTTCAATACCTCAAAAAGCGCCCGCAGGTGCAATCATGAGAACAGAGTCCCCGTTCCAGTTATTAGAACGCGTTAAACGTGTAGCTCAAGAATGGATTCGCCCAGGCCATCGTTCTGGAAACAACACGCATAACGTATCGGCTACTATATCACTACGGGAGCATGAATGGGATCCTGCGGGAGAATGGATGTGGTCTGAGCGGGAACATTACAATGGCTTATCAGTACTACCATATGACGGAGGTACATATACCCAGGCTCCATTTGAAGATATTACCGAGGAACGGTATCATGAAATGATGAAATCATTAACAGATATTGATCTTACTAAAGTAATCGAAGAAGAAGATATGACGGATTTGAAGGGCGAGCTGGCTTGTGCTGGAGGTAGTTGTGAAATCGTATAATCGACCTATCAGTAGAGAATATCTTATTCAACGCGGGTATTGTTGTGGATTAGGTTGTAGTAATTGCCCATATATTCCTAGACATATGAAAGGAAATACTAATTTAGTAAAGCATAAATAGTATATTTATAATATGGAACGAATTATATTTCAAAGCAATAAACTCAAATTAGAAATTGTAGAATCTAGCAAACCATTTCCGATATTAGAAGCAGAGTATCAAGGAAGGAATGTAGAGTTGAATAAAGTGAAACGTGGTGGCAATAAAAAGTTTTATGTATATGTTAAAGATCCTAAGTCTGGTAATGTACGTAAAGTATCATTTGGAGATACGACCGGCCTTAGTATAAAGACAAAAGATCCAGAACGACGTAAATCATTCCGTGCTAGACATAATTGTGATTCTCCCGGTCCTAAGACATCTGCTAGGTACTGGTCATGCCGGATGTGGTCTGGCCCAAATGCTGTAAAAAATATGTTGAAATGAATATGAAATTATCTAATATCATAAAACAAATAATGAACGAAGTTGGCGAGTCAAATACTAAGCCGTTCAAATGGTCCGGCCCTAAAACTACTGTAACATCTGAACTTGAAGAAGACATGTATACATTTGATGTCCCTAATCCAGATGCAGATGGAGCTGATATCGAGTATCAAGTTGAAGTCCCATTTGATAAAAATCGCACTACATGCGATATATCCTTCCGGCCATCGAAAGTAGAATCAGGCCAAG